TATTCATTTCTATCAGTAAGTTGCATAATGCCACCTCTGTTTTTTAGTTGTCTATACATCTGTGATCTAGAAATTGCCATGGTTTTCTATCTTATTTTGTTTTTCCAAATAAATCAAGCTTTGGCATCTTAACTAACACATCTCTTTGCACATCTTCTGCCGGTATATTAGCTGTTTTTAAAGCCTCTTCATTCTCGTAAATTTTACCTGTTTTCTTGTTTTTTAATGTCACTATTACTTCAGTTGGTTCTACTAATGGTACTTCTTTACCATTTATTTTTAAGTACTCTGTATCTTTTGTCATTTTTCTCCTATTCTCTATTTAATTCTAATAATGATATTGCTGCACTTATACCAGTTGTATCTGAAGTTTCAATCTTTAGCACGTCTGATTCCTCTAGTATAATAGGTCCTTTAGCTACATTACAAATCGTTGCCCCCGTGATACTTGCATAGGCTATTTGATAAGTCGTTGATGCTGATGAATCTGTAATATATACTTTAACTACTTTAGATCCTGATTCATTAGTTACTTGTATATTTTGAACAATGGCTCTTGCATCAGATGGAGCTGTATAGATAGTCTCTTGACCTGTAGTTGTAGGATCGTAAAATGCGTTTATATATTTATTTGCCATTAATTATCTATGAGTATTAACTCAAATCCTCCGTTAGCTGCAGAAGCTGCTGATGCAATTGCTTGAAAATCTATATCAGTTTTTTCTGTTACTTTGTTAATTGCAAATTTTCTCCAGTTATTAAAACCACCTCTTGCTGATGCATATTCTTTAGCATTCCAAGCAGCATCAGTGACTGTGTTGTCTCGTGTCATTAATCTAAAAGTATGCTCATTATCTTTAGATGAAGAAAAGTTTATATTAATAATATATCCTGTTTTACCTGCAGGTATTGTGTAACAAGCCATTAGTGTTTGACCTTGTCCAATTGTGTTAAAACTAATTTGTGCAAGTAAATCTCCAGAAGTTGTATGATTCATAGTAATAGTTCCTTCATTAGTTTCACTTGATCCTGCTGTAACTACTTTTGCTCTAAACACTCTTAAAAAACTTCCTGAAGTAGTAACCGTAGTTGTACCATCCATAGTCACAGTTTCAGTTAATAAATTCCAAGAAGAATCTAATCCTTGTATCTCAATAGTTCTAGCACCTGTGCTTCCGTCATCATCATTTACATCATCACTTACAACATCTAGGGTATCTGCACTTGTCGGCCATGGATATAAATTACTCCCATCCCAAATAGTTTCAAAACCTGCTGATTTAACATTTGGATTATTTCCAAATTTAGAAACATTTGTGTAACCAGTAAAGTCTCCTTTAGCAACTGCAAGAAAAAAATCTATATCACTAGTACCTGGAGTAGTTCCACCTGTTGTATTTACATTATTACAACTCACTAACATCCTCCATATTGATTATTAAACCATGCAAATCTTTGTTGTTCTTCTCTAAGGTCTTGTTGAAATGTAGAATTTAATTTTTCAATTAAACCATCAAGATCTCTAATTAATGCATCAGCAGTTTGCTGCTCATATTCTTTTGATGGTCTTGTAAATACTAAAGTTATTTTTGCCATTATCTTCTACCGTCTGGTTGTATATCTAATCTAAATGTTCCAAGCTTCCAACTTTGTGATGAACTTGTATTTGCTACTTTTAAAGAAATTGCTCTAGCTCTAGCACGTGTATCTACTTTATCAGTAGATGAAGTAATTGTAAATGGTCCAAGAGGTGAACTCGCTTGGGAACTATTAGAATAATTACGCAATTGTAAAGTTATTTGAGTATCCCCTGTTTGTGATAAAAAATCAGGTATAAATCTTCTTATCTTCATAATATTTTCTCCACCATCTCCAGGTAATCCTTGTGGACCTATATCAAAATCTCCTGATTCAATATTAGATGTAATTGCATTTACACCACTTGCTAATGTTTCATCCGTTCCTTTTTCATGTTCAAAATAAATACTAGATCCATCTGTATTACCTACAACATCATAAGAACTATTATCAGCTGCATCGTATTTAAGAGCATGAGGTAATCCAAATACTGAAGAATCTTGCCACGCGCTTCTTGATAATGACCCTGTAGTCCAAATAGGTCTTTGCGGTGTTGATTCCGTATAATTATAAGTCACACACCTATTAACAACGGTAGATCCTTCTGTACAATAGAACCAAGTTATTTCACCGTATAAATTATTTAATCCTGCATTAATTAATTGTGATGCGGTAGTGTTTAAGTCGTTATATACAAAATCTTCTACTAAACATATCATAGTTTCAAGGTTACCTGAGTATTTAAAGAATCCATTTTCTGACATCCAATAAGCTGCACCATCAACTTCTATTGCAGCACTTTCACCAATTAGTCCACAGTTAGTTCCAACTTGAGTAAAACCAAATGTAAAAGGTGCACCTACAAAACGCATAGTAAATAAAGAAGTGTCTGACCAAACATAAAGTGCATCTCTACCTCTAACTGCTCCAACAATTCTAGATCCATCTGCAAGTCTTTGAAAACCAGCAGTATTAACAGAGGTAGGTGTATATGAATTAATATCTTCTTGATTAGAAAATCTTATAAACATTAAATCTTGTGTCGTTGGATCACCTATTGTTGTTTCAGTTCCAAAAAAACATAAGTGTCGATCAGGTGTGGATACTAACATGTCACGTGATGCGGTTGGTGCACCACTAATAATAGTTGCTCTTGTTACAACTGCATTTGTTGGTTCTGAATCCCATTCAAAACATGCGCTATCGTGAATTAAACAAATAGCTTTTGAACCAAAGTTATCAATGCTCCAATGACCTGGATCAACTACAAAGTCCCCTGATGCTGCTTCACCCCAAGCAATATAATCAGATGTATTAGTAATAGTATCACCTGCATTATGAGTTGCAGCTGTAGTATTTCTTACTCCTCTTGTAACACCAGTTAAAACATTGGACGAAATACCGGTATAAGAAATTTCTTCTGTTCCGATTTGAACATAATTAACACCACTATCTGGAAATTGTGATGCATCAGTTAATTCAATCGCCGTTGTTTGAACAGCATTAATACTGTTTACTAAAGTTGTTGTTGCTTCACCTGTTACGGTTCCACCATATTGACCTAGTCCCCAACCAAAACCAGGAAGTTGCTCTGCTGGTCCTACTGGATAATAATGTTGAACCCTTATACCACCTGATGTAGTTGCACCTGCTCCTGTTTCAGCTGTAGGCATTGTAATAGTTAATGTTGTAGAAGAAGGTACAGAGGTAACCATAAATTTTTTATCATCAAAATCTGCAGCCGTATAATCAGAGTTTGTAATTGTTGTAAAATTATCTAAAAAAATAATATCATTTACACCAATGTTATGATCTCCACTAAAAGTTATTGTAACTGAGGTTGATCCATTTGTTGTACTAAATGCATTGGTTAATGTAGTTGTAGTTTTGATTGGATGAATGTCATAAAAAACACCGCCTGTATAAACATATAAAATTCTATTGGTTCCAATAAGTGCGTACTTAGTCCCTGATCTATTTATTATATGGTGCAAAGCTCTTGCTGCACCTGTTATTCTACTTTCACCTAACTGTGCCCAACCACCTATCTTCTCAGGGGTGCCATATCTAAACCTTACATTATCTCCATCAACCCATTGTCCTTCGGCTGTAGTTTCTGTTACTTGTTTATTGAATCCTGGTTGAAAACCTATCTTTTGTAGCATATGGCTCCATTATAATACTATTTTGCAAATGATGGTAGGCCTAACATAGCTCTTCCATCAAATCTATTTTTATCAGCAAATGGGCCGTTTACATGGTTATAATGCAAGAATACTTGGCCACATATGTTCCCGTCAAAAGGCTCTCGCCAATGTTCGAGTTCGCAACCACTATATACTAACATATCGCCTACATCAAGTAATACCTTTGTGCCCGCTGGAGCGTTAGGTTTAATGATTTTTTTGTATTCATCAATGACAGAATTAGCACCTGTGCCATCAATAAATATAGGCCAAGAATCTC